GTTTTAAATTATATTATATTTTTTAAAAATTTACAAACTATTTTCGTGATTTCATTTTATCTATATACTTTTTTTTTAAACACTAAATTTTATTTACTCTTCGTCATCCATAAATGAATAATCCTCCGCTTTGCTTTGCTTCTTCTCCGCCTTTGCTTTCTCCGCTTTCTTCTTCTCCATCTTTGCTTTCTTTGCTTTACGGACTTTTACTGCGGACTTACCTACAAACTCCGTAAGATAGTTTTGTGCGTCTTCTTGCTCCTTTGTTTTCTTCTTTGTTTCGGGTTTTGCTCCTCCGCCATTATTTACGGGTGCTTTCGCCGATTGCTTCACGGATTTCTTATCCTCTTTAATTGCGAGGTAAAAATATTTCAAAAAATCATCATTTACATTATAGGACTTACTTTCTTTGAATACCCACTTACCATCCAAACTGACTACATTTTCGTCCCACCAAATCATAAATGCCTTACTATTAGTGCGTTCAGTAGGGGCATCTACAACGGACGGGTCATCCCCTACTTTCCACCACTCATTACTGAATTTGTGATGCCAGACTGCCTTCTTTTGAGGGTTAGTCAGTTTACCCCAAATAGGTTTGAATGCCTTTTGTAGGTCAAACTCCGTTCCTACATACACTCTACTCTTACCTTTACCCGTATAGGTTTTAGCACCACGCCACGCTTTACCCATTAGTTCATATTTAAATCGCTCCTCGCAGTTCGCTACAATATTACTATATTGTCCATTAGGGCGATTACATGACTCGCCGATTGTTCGCTCTTGATGGCGACCCTTTCGCTTGTGTGCTACTTTTAACCCGTAGTGAGCGCAGAGTATCCGTAGGCGTTCATCGTTAGTCATATCGATTGCTGATGCTTTCCACTCTATACCCTCCCACTCTTTTACAATTTCTCTCTTCCTCTCATCCTCTTCCATTTGCTTCTTACTCTTCGCATTTTTCTTTTGCTCTTTCGCTTGTTTGATAAGTGCCTCCAATTGTTCGGCGGTATAACCATTAAGATTGAAATGCGACATTTTATACGGAGTAGTATATAAAGTTTGTTTGAGCGGTTTGATAATATGTAAATAGTATAGAGTTATATGAATTGTTTAGATTCTAATGACTGATGTAAGATGTCGTGAAAATCAAATCAGATTTTTTTTTGTCAGCAACGGAGCAATCTCAAAATCTAATCGAATGTTTTAGTTTGATATTTTAGTTTTGATATGTGTAATAACTATATTTTGATAATTAATACCTCTTCCGTAATCTTACAAAAATCAAATCAGATTTATTTGTTGCTTTTCAAATTTGAAAAGTTTGTTTTATATATTGTATATACCCGTTATATATAGTTTTATATGTTTTATATGAATTGATACAAATGTAATATGGGATTAAATATTTAATCGAATGTTGAGATTTCAAATTTAAAGTTTTTATATTTCATACAAACTACATATAAAAAGTTTGTTTTCATATTTTGTAAGTTCATATTTCATATAAATCAAACATTTCTAATTTGTAAATATGAATTATATTTCAAACTCTATACAAACTCTATATAAAAAGTTTGTTTTCATATTTGTTTTCAGTTCATACTCCCTATAAATCGTGCATTTTGATCTATCCGTAAAGTGGATGACAAAAAAAAATCTGATTTGATTTTGGCGAGGATTAGGGAGTGTATCAAATTGAATCAGCAACATATACACTTACAAACGAATTACAACTACTTACAAACTTATAACGACTAACAACTACTTATATACCCCCTACAAAATGTGCGGTGAATGCCAATGGATTTCTTGCTCCGTATGTAATACCGAGATACGGGTTAATAGTGAGGAGCACGATATGGTTCATATTAACGATAATGATGAAATCATATGCGAGGAATGTATATACAACGGGTATAAATGCGACTGCCCCTTTTGCGAGGAATGCGAGGACAGCGACGACGATACGGAGTAAACGACCGACGACAACCGACGACAACCGACGACATGACTATATAAAAAAAATTAATATGTATAACAACCAAAATAAAATTTAGTGATTTAATATTATCTATATACTTTTTTTTAAATCACGAAAAATTGAATAGTCTATTCTTCATCTATATAGGTGGATATTTTTTTATTTATCTCCTTAACTAATTTTTTTAATCGAATGTTTTGCTCTTTTACCTTTGTATACTCTACCCGTAATAAACTGGTTTTTAATTTCCACTTATCTACTTCATTTTTATAGTTATTTAATTCCGTTTGTATCGCTTCCATATTATCCGTAATATATAATATACAAATATTTTAATCCCTAATCTATCATAATCCATTTTCCATTTGCTTCTACTTTCCATTTATATTTAATAGACCACTCTTTCCCTAACTCATTATCTATCTTACGCTCCATATTATACCGCTCTACACCCTCCATACCCTCTAATATTTTATACATACATTTTAACTTCTTCTTATATTCTATATATGGGTTCATCGCACATACTTTACTTACTATCTCCATATCATATGGGACTATCTTTATATCATCATCCATCCAGTAATTAATTGACAGACTTTCTGCCCGATTTTGATCTATACCCCCTAAGTCTTCGGGATTTATAATATCACTACCGCCTCCTTTATATAATACACGGGTAGTAAATGGTAAATATAAGGGGTAATCCCTATTATCAAATGTAAGGGGATTTTCAAAATCAAACCACTTTATAAATGTATTTAAATCTTTGTAAAATTCCTCCGTTAATATATCATTACCAGTTCTTACTTTGTCTATACCCCTTATCCACTTACCACTACCTTCCTTCATAGTCCCATCTTCATTAAACTCGCACTCATATTTACTCTTATCTATATTATCCTCCTCTTTCACTTCTGCTTCTACATATCTCTTACTGAAATAATAGTTCATTACCTTTCTAATCATCTTCTTATGATTTGTCATACCACCGAAATCTAAACCCCTTCTTAATAAGGCACTTTTCTTTTTTAAATTTTTCTTTAATGATATTACCTCCTTTGTTAATTGTCCTTTCCAATCTACACCTTCACTGATATTAAATATTAGGGGTAAATATGAGTGTCCATTTATCAATGCTTTAAACCCTTTAAATACCTTTGTATCAAACATATCCCGTAATACATCTTCGGGTGTATCATCTTTGAATTGATTTAAAAAGTTTCGCTTTTGTAGTTCATATCTTTCAGTATTACCTAACAAACCACGCTTGTTTTGAAACCTATACTGCTCATATAATACATTATTATCTAATACATCTATATTATCATACTCCCATACAGCATTTATTCTACTTACATCTATACCTATATCATTAAACTTCTTTTTCGCTTTTGCTTCATCCCCCTTATGGGGTTCTATTATCTCACTTACCTCTATTCCTAATTTTTTAAACATCCTAATTAATACTGATGACCCCCTAACATAATGCTCTCTCCGTAGTTCTCCGTGTAGATTTTTAATTGCTATTTCGTATCTCTGCTTTTTTCTTTTATCCCATTGGTGTAGATATGTAATTATATTCTTCTCCCTAATAGCGTTTATAATACCCGCCCATCGCCAGTATAATTTACTACCCGTTTTATGCTTCATTTTATTAGGGTCTTTGATACGCCATTTATTTATGTCCGCTTCAAAATACCTATTAAATACAGATTTCTCATCATTCCACTCACCTTTCCGTGATATAGATGACTTATTAACATCGTCCTTAAACAGAGGTTTTGATACATAATTAGGGCGGTTAAACATAGTAGGATTTGCTCCATTAGTTAAATCACATACACGGATTTTATAGTCCGTTAAATATCTCATTCTCGCTGATATTTGAGCAGTATCCCTCGCACTGATGAAACTACTATCCGTAAGCAACCATACACTATCATAAATCTCATCTTTATTATCATAACTCACTCCGTTAGTAATACATGATGTAGATAATACCAATTTACCATTTTTCCAGTAAGCATTTACATCTTGTAATTTCTTGTTATTTGATGAATTACCATAGTGTAGTCTTATATCATCATCACTTAATTTACAATACTCCATGAAATAATTTTTTAATAGTAATACACCTTGTCCCTCTACATCATTACCCTTATCCCGACTGATTTTTAGGGGTGATGATTTACCCGTCAAATGAGGCATGAATAGATACACCTTTTTACCATCTAATATATAGTCCAATAGGTCGTTCATAAATCGATAATGAGCAGAGCATTTAGGGTCATCTCGGTAATAGATAATACTCCTATCTTGTAGATTCTTATTATCCGATACTATTGTATGATACAGATGATAAGATTTAGACCCAGTCATACCCTCTATATCATCTATAAATCTCATTGTTCTTGTCATTAATAGACCATCACACATTATTATCTTCTTACTCGTAGTAAGTAGTCGTCCGTAAGCATTTACTACTTGTTCGTATCTATTACCCGGTAAGGTGCTTTTCATACTATCCGTAAGAAATGTCATATTTACCGCCTCACACTCATCTACTACCACTAAATCATACCCCGTATGCTGAAACTGGGGCAGACTCTCTAATGTAGTTAATAATACATAATTATAACTGGGTAATGTCTTCTTACCACTTTTAATATCCTTGTAATCATATGTCTCATCACCTAAATTGAATTTTGAGGTGTCTATGAATTTACCCAATATATCCTCTTTTAAGGCAATGCGATTACATATATATAATACCTTACCAAACCTATTTCTATTAATTATTTCTCTTGTAAGTATCTGCGTGTCCCATGTTTTACCTTGTCCTAACCCCGTAGATAATAAGATGTATTTCTTCTTTACCTTCTTTATCATTTCTACGGGTAAATGCGGGTTCTCCTTTGTAGGTTTGAATATAGTATAATACTCTTTCCACTCACCCTCTATATTATCCGCGTCTATTATTGCTTCATTAAATTTTTTATAGTCTTCCTCGTAAAAATCGGGATATTGCGCCTTTAATGCCTTCATAATCCATTCCATTTTAATCGGTATATTTAGGTCTTGTAGTTTATTCCACTGATTTCTCCATATCCTCCTATAAGTATAATCTTCATTATAGCACTTATTACGCCCATCTTTTCTATTATGGGGTAAGTATTGATTACGCCAATAATCACTGAATACACCATACCACTCCTCAAATGATACACCATTAGACATGCTCCACATCATTACCCTCTTATGAAACTCTTTACACATATGTTTAGGGCGTGTATCAAACAGATTTAGTATATGTATGGGTGATAATCTTGTTAGACTATCCACTCTCGGTGTAGGTCTATCACTTACGGGTTTCACTCTCATCTCTCTAATAAGTTTACGCCCTTTAATTTTAAGTTTCTTACTCATTGCGTCCAATGATTTATCTAATGATTTACACCCCGTAATATTTTGTAATACATAATCCATTATATTAGTCCCCTCTTGTATCCTTTGCGCTCGGTCGGTTAGTCCCTTTTGCTTGTCGTCCAGTTTTAACTGATTAGGGAGTTTCAGTTTCCGTTTCTTTTGATATACAGACTTATCCACATACATATTAACTGACTCGGGTAATGATACATTTAGATAATTACCCAGTAATATACGATTGTCGGGACTGATATAATACCCCCGTAAGATCATATGAGATGAATACTTGTAGATATTGTCGGCATTTACCCCTATTGCTTCACTCATTATAAACTCGGGGTCTATACGCTTCTGCTTTCCGTAATTTACCAATTTACTAAATTGTATCTTAACTTGTTCTATTGCTTCATTGTAATATTGATGTAATACTTTATTAGGGAGGTTATTATCGCATTTTACATCTATATCCACAAATAATTTAGTAGGTTCATTGTATATTATCTCATTTAATCCATTGTCCTTTTGTAGGGATTCCTCCAAATATTTAGGGGTATACTTACAAAATAGTTCGCCATTACTGATAATATCACTCTTTCTTTTCTTTGTTAATACCTTGTTAATTGAATATACTTCATCCATATCTTCGCCCAGTTCTTCTTCTATATTATTCCATATATCCGTAAATGCTTCATAAATACCAATACCATTAGGGTTTTCGGTCGCATGTTTCCGCCAATAAGGTTTCATCTGCGTCCATAATCCCCAGTATTTATTCGGCACATACTTATATATACCATGTTCATATGAATCAGGTTTATATTTACTATAATCACCTTCGGTATATAATGGATAATCTAATTCCATATCTTCTATTATACTCTTCATATTTTTTCTCGTCATCTCCATCTTATATTATATGCTCTTCACCTATTTAGTTTTATACTTTGTTTTATATAACCCAATATATATATATATCGCAATGTCTTTAAATTGATTTCGGCAAAAAACAAATCAGATTTATTTTATCGAATGTTGAAAAAAAAAATTTAATTTTTCGTGATTTCATATTATCTATATACTGCTCTTTAAATCACTAAATTTTATATCAGTTCATATTCCATATAAATTGAATGTTTCATATATATAATGTTTGCTTTAAAGATTTATTAAATCTTTGTTAATATGCTCTTGCTCCTCCTTTCTTCATATCGCATTTACATTCTTTTATACCAAATGTAATCATTTGTCTTGATGTAGATGTAAAACCATATAAGTCATAATCACTATCTAATATTTGTATTGTTAGTTCCGTAAGCACTAATGGTTGGGTATTATGTAAATCCACTTCTATACCCGTAGTAAATGGTTTATCATTATCATTAGTCTTCGCAATTCCTACTATATTACGGACTTGCCCCTTACCACCATTACTCATCCCTACTGCTGTTGATACGGGTAATGATGGACAATTAATATAAACCAAATTTTTAGGTTGAGTAGTTTTTTGGACTAAATTTGCCGTAGTGGGCGGTGATGTTGATTGTAATGTTATTCCAGTATCTTCTAAACTCACCACATCATTTATTTCAGCATGGACTAAACATATTTTACTATTAGGGGCAATTGTTATTGCTTGACTGAATTGACATGTAAAATTATTAGTATTACCTATGTCTATCACCGCACCGCCTTCTTTTTTAAAATTACACACTTGTATAAGTCGCATTCTTTTTATTATATCAGTAATATTATAATAGCAATATAAAAATTTTTGATAATACTTTTGGTAAAAGTGTATTATGAGCAATATAGATGTAATTAAAAATTTAATAGATAAAAAAGTAAGTAAGAAAGTAAATAAAAAGACAATTGATATGAAAAAAATATTTAAAGATTATAAGAGTAGTAAATCTAAAAAGATTTTAGAAAATCCTTACGCTACTATTGACCCTAAAAATTATAACAAAGCACATAAGAAACAATTAATTTTCGGTAAACTCCGTTGAAATCGGAGAGAAATTTATTAATGTTTTATGAAAAGACTAACCCTCCTTAACCCCACTATTTTTCTTGTATTATTACATATAGCAAACTATACTTTTAAATGAAAGCAAAGAAACCAATTAAGAAATCTAAACCCCTATATAAACCATTTGTATCTACCCGTAAAAATAAAAAATACTCTGTATATGTAAAGGGTAAGACTGGTAATCCCCGTTTAATCCACTTTGGAGATAAACGCTACGGACATTTTAAAGATAAGTTAGGGCATTATAAGAGGTTGGATCATAACGACCCTAAAAGAAAGGCAAACTATTATAGCAGACATGGTAAGGCGACTACTAAGGATAGTGCTAAATACTGGTCTCACAAAATTCTCTGGTAATTATATATATTACGGACTAAAAAAATGCCACTCAAATCAAAGAAACAAGCATCTTATTTAAAAAGAAATAAACCTTCTGTATATAAGAAACTCGCAGACCCTAAATATAAAAAGAAAAAATCTTTTACCCCTCACAAAATGTATAAGGGGACTATGGTAAAAACAGCAAAAACCAATGCTGAACATTTAAGATTAGGAAAATTAGGATGGAAACATACAAAACCCAAATCAAAAAAAATGAAATCATATTAAATATGCGAAAAGCATTTAAAGAAACTTTTTAAAAAAAAGTTTATACAAAAAGACACTTAAAGGAATGGCGATTATATATAAGTATAGTCAATTCTTAAAACAAAGTATAAAAACAAAAAGTATATGAGTAATAAGACAAAAACTATTTACACTTACGCAAATAAAATAGATAAAAAACATATCTATTTTGAGTGTCCCGTTTGTAAAAAGACATACAATAAAAACGGCAGACCCCGTAAAAATGGCAAAATTATAAACCATAGACACGGCAGTAATGGCGAACTACATAATAGAGTAGAGCATCGAATACATCATCATAATCACCCTTACGGACGCAAATGGGTCGATGTAGTTATTCGAATTACAGATGCTACCTTACGAGTTTAAAAATATTATATCACGGGGTAAATCCATTTTCCAGCAATAGTAAAAGCAATCAAAATTACAATCACTCTTGTAATTTTTAGGTTTCTTACCATTAATTAATTTTATAAATTGTATCCTCTTACGGGGTATAATGATTTGTAAGGGACTATCTGTATCGCTAAATGACTCCCGTATATATGATGTATGTATTGCTGGTGAGGGCATTATTAAAATAAATGGTTTCCCTAATTCTTTCATTCTTTTCACTACTTCTTTTTTCTTACTAAATGGTGGATTACTTACTATTATATCCCCTAAATCATTTTTAAAAAAATCGACTTCTTCACTTATTACGGAGTATCCTAATTCCCTGAGGTATTTCGCACTACTACCATCCCCGTAAAACGCCTCCCATATCTTCTTATCTTTCGGGATATACTCCTGTATTGCTTCCCATGCACTTTTCGGTGTCATATAATCATCATGTTTAGTAAATGTCTTTGTATGAAAACTCGCCATAATAACATATAACTTTTTTTTTATGAAATAATAACTAAAACAAAATTTAGTGATTTTAGATTATCTATATACTTTTTTTTAAATCACGAAAAATGATTTTTGATATTACTTTTTTTAAAAGTATTTATTTTGATGCTCCACCGCCCTTTGTATCTTTAAATAACTCTCTACCTCTACCGCTCTTCTCTCTTTCTTCTAATATCCTACGACCTTTTACCCGTGCTGGACTATCTGGCGACCCTTCTTGTGCCCGTAATAGTAATTTCCTTGCGGAGGGTCTTCCTCTTCTTTCTTTATCTTGCTTTATCATGGCGCTTCTTTCTCTCTTTTCTTTCTGTTTCTCCGTTATTAAGGATCTATCACCCGTAGCGGGGTCGGTATATACTCTTCTTTTTTTACGACCTTTTCCTACGGGGTTCTTACCCATTAGATTAGGGTAATGTATAATCGATATTTCTTGTGCCTTCTCTAATACCTTTAATATTTTAGTTGCTTTTTTCTTTCTTTGCCTTATTGTTGTATACTCATTCGGATTATCCCCTATTGTATCCTCTACTAACTTCCGTAATTCCCCTCTATTATTTATATTACTTACTCCTTTTATTAATTTATCTAATACAGACCCCCCTAATTGTAGTTCCCTTAATTCTTTATCTAAATTTACTAAATCCACTACACCCGTAGGTGTCCGTGTTTGTGCGTCCAATAGGGCGTCTTCCATGATTTCACTCATTCTTACAAATAACCTATGTTGCCGTGTATCATATGGAGTCGATGCCTCTTCTTCTGTCATTCCATCTAAATCTGTTAAATTTAATGTGGGGATTACGGGTCTAACCTCTATTGCTTCTTCTTCCTTTTCTTCTATTTGTGCTTCTACATATATCTCATCTACTCCACTGGGTTCACCTAACATCTCTGTCATAGCGTTTGTGCTTAATCCACTAAATAATTGCTTAAAATATTTAACTACATCTAAACTTATTGTTCTTTCCTCCGTTGCTTCTTCTGCTTCTTGTTGTTGTCTTTCTAATAATTGCTTTGTTTGTTCTTCTTCTTGTTTAGGGGTAAGACCGGGTTGTATCTTTATATTACGGACTACCTTGTAAAATATTGCTGAATTAGGGTCTAATGATGACACTAATAAACCCTTTGGATTACGGATTTCAGTTCTTAAATTAGTGAGTAATACATCGCGAGTTAAATAACCCCCGTAATCACTGGCAAATGAATATATAAATGACTGCGACTGGTAATTTTTAGTCATATACCCTACACAGGATAAACTTCCATCCGTAAGATATGACATTGTATCTAATGGTAAATCGCAGTATACTCTGTAAAATGGTGCTTGTAATTGGACTATTACGGAGCGTGATGTCATATTAGCACTTGTCGTTTTTATACTTACGGGTAATAGGGAGTTATAACCTAAATAAAATGATGGTGTTCCTTCATTTGTATTTGCTGTTAATTGTTTTTCCTCTTCATATGGGTCTGTTGACGCATATGTCCTATGTAAATTAACACCCGTATAGATATTAGTTTTTATCTGGTCTGAAATACTAATCGCAGAGTTAGTTGTAAATGGTGATGTTCCCAATGCCCTAAAATTAGTAGTAATAGTATTGAATGTATTAGGGTTAAATCGATTATTAAATGCTCCCCTTTTAAATCTTATCGGTTTAAGGTCGTAATAACTAAATCCTAAGGTGTAAAATAATGTATTATCATAACTATTACGGGTAATAAGTGTTCCATCATCGCTATTCGTAATATATGTGCTACTCGGTGTTTGTCCGTATATATCCATGATATATATCCCCGCTTGTGCGTCTGCTACTCCTAAATGGACTTGTCTTGCGGGTTCGGGACTATCACCCTCCTTTCCTCCACTTTCTAAATTATTATCTCTTATACCTTGCTTCATTATCATTAATGTATCACTATTTAATAATGCTACTTCTTCACCTAAATCAGCATCTACCCCCGTAGTTTCATTGAATTTAAAAGGGGTATGAAAATAGTTAAATTGAAATCTATTTAAATCGGGGTCATATTGTAATACGGGTGCCGATCCAATATTTATTAAGTTCATATTATATTCTTGTATGTAGTTAGGGGTATATCCCGCTAATCCACCCGTAAGAGCATCGGGAGGGTCTTGGTCTAAATAAGGTGTATCTGTATTTATAGGGGTAATGTAATCATTATCTAAAAATGATGGACTGAATCCAAACCAACTTAAATCTTGTATTTTAAGTAAATTAGCATTATCTCTATCTATATCTCTATATGTTTCAAACGCCATACATAAATCATATGTAATCGAATCTCCACTTAAATCTTTTAATAAAAATGGATATACCCCTACATTATTATCATATACATATTGATATAAATCGGGATATTGCTTTTTAAAATCCGCTTCTGTTATTTCTTTTCCGTATAACCATCCAGCATTTTCAAAATACTCACTCTCCGCTCCCATTCTATTACTTAATCTATTAGGGGCAATTAACCTACTTGAATAATTACCTTTATAACGGGTAAATACATCTATATTTTGTCTATGTCCCGTTTTACTCTTCATTTTAGGGCATACACACCCGAAATTATCTTGACTACCCTTTCTCTCATTCCCATCGGGGTCTGTAAATTGGATTACATCACTATCATCTACACCCATAGCGCCGTAATCGTTCATATAATACTGAAATGCTGGCGTATCATCATCATAGGGGGCAGTTGTCGCATCTACGGATAATTTATCATCATTCGTTCTACCTATCTGAAAATTAGCATAAAATTTTTCAGTATCTTTTATTATTTGACTTCTACTACTTTCTACTACTCCCTCATATATCTCTGTTTGTCTAAAATAATTATTTACTATTTCTAAATTAGCAATATTATATTTAATATTAGTCATTAACATCGTATTTTTAGGGAGTGTAGCGTGAGTTTGATTTACATTCTTTTTCCCTAAATAGTTGCTCGTCCCCGAATCTACTCCGAAATCATATGTCCCATTAGGTAAAAATCGTCCATTTTCATCAGTAATACCATAGTCCGTTGCCCCACTATAATAATCCTCTCCATCTTGGATATTTAGTTGTCGGTCGGGTAATGATACATCTCTATTATATTTATCACATTTAAATAATACCCATCCGTATTTTACTACATTACTGCTTTGATTACTTAACTGAAATAGTAATGTATCTGTTCCTACCTCGAAAAATTTTAAATCACATGTATTATCATTGTTAAATATAACATTCCAGTCTGCTACGGCGTTATTAGTATCTGTTTCATCTATATCACTATATACCTTACCTTCTGAATATCCATCAAATTCGTTCATATTCCCTATACTCAAATATAAATTATTTACATCTATATTCTCCATTAGGGGGTTATGTAAATCTACTACCTTCTCCGTAGTCCCCATTCTTGTTGCTCCCAGTCCATATTGTCTACCATCTAACGGGTAATCATATGGAGTTGCCCCCAATGTTATTCGTTGCGCCGTATTATACTCTACTATATCCGTTAAACTCGGTGCTGACCCTTGATAATACAATGCTCGTGTATTACCTACCGACCCTATATCCATGTCTATATAAGTCCCACCATTCCAATCCCATGTCGCAGATGACCATCCACCATCATTCCATACTATCCTTCCTCTTTGTCCTTGTTTATCTGTATCATCTCCATTTCCATTATCATTCGCTCCTATATATATTGTAATAGGATTTAACCCTAAACTTGTATATATACTCGTAGTAGCAAAATATTCTACTATACTACCAGTATCGACACTTGGTAAAGGTTGTGCTATTACGGAGGTAATTGTCGCCGTTAATTCTGCCCGTGTAGTTCCGGGTATTACACCTGGCGCTTGGTAAAATAAACTAAAAAAGGCACTTGACCCACTATCCGTAAGTTGAATTTGACCCGTCCCAGCATTGTAAGTAAATGTTCCTCTACCCGTAATCCTATCTAACTCTGTTCCAGTATTAGTAATATATCGGTAATCACCAGTAGCATAGGGTATATCTCCCGTTCTATCTGCTTGTAAATATAAATCATTAGTCCCGTCAAAATAATAATCATATCCAAATGATTCTGTTGTTGAGGTTAATGTCGCATTAGGGTTAAAGTCCTCTGTCCCCCATGACGCCGTAAGGGTTAGTCTACCATATCCATTATCACCACCCGTAGTAGTTAAAGTCCATGTTCCAGTCCATATCGCCGCGCCACCCGTATCATATTGAGCATTACCCCCTAATCCATTTACAAAGGTGCTATTTAAATATACTATATTTGGACTTACGGGGTTTGTTCGTTGATATGTATAATCATATTTAAATCCGTTAGGGCGTGTTCCACTTGTATCCGTAAAGGTATATTCTTCTGTTGGTGAGGTTGATGTATATGTATTACCACTCGCTAAACTATATGTAGTTATTGATATTGTTGATTGTTGATAAAGTATGTTATTACATATATACGGATTACCACCGCCTCCCGACGCTGTATTCCACCCAGTAGCACCATTTCCCAGTTCTAAATCTACATATTCGGTTTCATAATCCCATCCATTACCCACTGAAAAATCGTAATATTGTTGATTACTCCTATATGGGTTTTTAAGTTCCTCGCTATATGTATCGATAGTCCCTAATATCGTCCCACTTACTATCTCACCTCCATCAAACTTATTAATCCTTACCATCTGCCATATTTTAGTCTGTCTTTTATTAAAAATTAAATAATCATATGTAGGGTCATCTTGATTTATTAATATTACGGGGTATTGATGATCGTTAGGGTGGGACGCATTAAACGCTATTACATCACTACCCGCAATATATGCTGTCATATTTTCTGCTACGGGGGTATATTGTATATTAAATCCACTATCTATCGTGCTTTCTGTTATATTAACCTTCTCATTACGGAGTTGTAATGAGTTAATAGTCATTTTATAAATTTTAGTTGAATATTGCGTATTACTTGATGGTTGATAAAATATATCTTGTATCGTATACTCATCGCCATCTTGTAATGATGACTCCACAAATGCGAATTTAGTAAGTAAAATCTCCTGATTAAAAGGGACAGCATGAGTATAAAAAAATTTTATACCATCAGTCGCCGTATAAGTTGCTGTTGCCGTAAATTTTTGAGTATAATCTCCATCTGCCGTAATACTCATACCACTCATACCAAAATCAGCAGTCCTATCTACTACCCCTACCGCATGAGCATATGAACTACCCGTGCCTACCGACCCTACATTCTCCGTAGTAAATGATATAGTATATGTCTTACCCGATACAATGGGAGGCACTACTACATTCCACATAGTCTTATCACCCGTAGTCCCACCCGATATACCACCGAATATCCATGAATACAATTGATACGGACTTGTCAAATTATAAAATATATCATCTGCTCCACTATTACCAAACTCCATAGTCGTAAAGAAATCTGCTTCTTCTACTTGTCTTGCTAAATCTTCCCCAGTTGCGAACCAGTCTTCACTCCCTAATGAATTTTTTATATTATACCCTAATACTCTGTCAAATAATACATTATCACTATCTATAAATGTTAAAAATCGTAGTATCTTATCTTCATCTTCGGGGTCTTTGGGGGTATGATTATCATCGGGGGGATTGTAAATATAATATGAATTTAAACCATTTTTAAATAATATAGTCCCTTGCGTATACTCCGTATCATCATCATAATTATATAATTCGGGGTAATAGTCATTATAATCACTCATTACACCCGTAAATCCACTCCATTCTAATACATTATCTCCTTCTCCTCCCGCTTCGGTGGGGTCTGTAAAAAATGGTGAATAAAAAGTATACTTCGCGAGGGGTAATACTTCATCTTGGATTACGGGTGATGCTTGATCCCATGCCGACCATAGCAATACGGGGTATGAAATATTAGTGTGCTCCCTTCTATCCATATAGTTAGTGTTTATTCTCCCATTATTATTTAATGGATTAGTTTCCGTATTAGATAATAACTGCGTCCCAAACTTCCATGTAAAAGGGTCTTTCACGCATAAATTATTATATAACGGATTACTTGCGTCGGGGTTGTATTGCTGTAAATTTGCTCCTATTGATTTCATACAATACCCGTTAAATCTTGGGTTGTTCTGTTTTTGTGCTGTTTCATTAGGGGCAATAGTATATAATATGGATTGCGGGACAGCATATTCCGCATCATTGCTATATGGTTCATTAGTAGTCTGTAATGTTCTTGTTAGTGTTTCTCCTACACTACGGGCATCCTTAAATCCTTTCTCTATATGTAGGGGTATATCTTGTGTTAATAAATCTACCATTGTTGACTGATTATCTCCGCTGTCATTTCTCTCCCACCCGTTATATAGATTACTTACCTTCGCATATCTCGCTCCATCTATTTTAATATTAGGGTTTCTATTTTCAAATGTAGATAGGGCGTCGCATGTAAAATCATTAGGGGTTTGATCGGATTTAGGTCTAAATGGGTCATTCCATACCCCTAATAGATATGATTGATTAACTACTTGATTACCATCTATCTCCTTAAATATATCTGTATTGTAATGAGTTCTTACTCGTCCAGTCCCATCAGTCTTCTTATCGGGGTTTGAGTTATTTGATTGTCTTCTCGCATATTTAAAAGGCATAGGGCATGAATTTACATTATTATTACATAGGTAATATCCTATCTTCATTAGTGTAAAATTAGATTGTAGATTATCCCTATCATTATTGTATTCGTCCGTAAATTCTATATTAGATGCTCCACTTGCTCCTCTTTGTGATACTATTGCGGTATTTAATGATATGTAATCACCTCTCCGTAATAATGTCGGTTCTACTCTATTAGTCCATGCTGAATAATTCTCCGTAGTAGGTGCTTCCACTGAATTCTGTTGACTTGCTTCTATTATAAAGGTCTGTTGTGCGTCCATAATTTACAATATAATACTATAATACTGCTACAAAAAATATAAAGAAAATATTTTCATTTTTCGTGATTTAAAAAAAAGTATATAGATAATCTGAAATCACTAAATTTTGTTTTTAGTTATTATCCATTTAAAAGTTGTTAAATATGACTCCATTTTTAATTACTAAAATGCGTTCGAGGCATGTGAAAATGCGCTGGTTAATATCTACGGCGTTGTCTGCTCCCGCTGTGTATTTTCTCTTGTAAAGTAGTTCTACGGGTGTATTACCTACTTGTATTGTATTACCCGCTGTTCCATTAACCTTTGTGAAACTGAAATTAATACCCAAAACATTAGCACTACCCCGTAATCCAGCATTTTCACCAGCACCGAATAAGTTATTAGTGGTAATAAGGTCTGCTACGGAGTTAGTAAATTGTGTTTGATTAACATTTAGGGGTGTCATCATACAATCATTAACCTCTTTGTAAAGTTCTTTTGTAGGAACATCTTCATTGTAATAATTGATGTTATTAATACGGATATTAACTAATTGATTGTCTGTATCACCACTTAAACTATCTTGTGATGACCCGACTTTGCCACCTATAAGTTGCCCCGCTGTCTGTGTTGCCGATTGTTGCTGATTATGGAGTAGTAGATGTTTCACTCTTAACCCCGCATAACCGACATTACGGCGGTAAGTAGTTTGTGCTTCATTGCCAGGTGCGGATAAAAGATTATTAACTACGGAGTAATTACCATAAACAAGTGATATACCTTTTGATGTGCCTCCCATTTGTCTTAACATATTCATTGTTGGTTCAGTGTAAATAATGTGGTCTGTCAAAAGTTTCACCCCCGTAGTATCGATGGTTGGTGCTCCGACTCCCCCTACTCCATTATTACCTACGGAGGTAAGATATTGATCGCTTTCAAAGTCTACCTCTAATACAAGGTAATCATTTAGTAAAAATACGGGTATAGTCCAGGGGTATAACTGAGGAAAAAGCATTGACAATCGGATTTGATACTCCGTAGCGTTGGTTTGTCCCACTCTAAATTCTGCCTTAATATCATCATTGCCGTTCGATTGTGCGACACCTAATTTATCGCTTTCTGCGAATTTTAGGGAGTTATATACACCTCTTTCTATAATATAACGACGATTTACGACTTCATCATCTTTAAAATGATTGTAAATACTCATTAAATACCCAGAGTCATTCTGTTCGCATATAATTTTACCCGATGAGGTCTTCATTACGGCACGAGAAATAAGTGGCAAACATCCCTGATACATACCCAAACGACTTGTAGCATTTGGCATGGTTAGGGGTAATATAAGTGCTGATGATGTATCCAATACACCTTCTCTCTTAATGTGAAAAACTACTCTTCTTGCCGTAATAGTTTGTGGGTCATTTACTTCTGTTGCGATACGACGAATGGCGGTTGGATTTTTAAGATTTTTCTTTTGTAAAAGATTACCTACAATGTTTATTTGTTCTTCCATATTGTTTGTATTTTTTATAATATAAAATAAATAGATAAAAAAAATTACATAAATACACTTTTAACATTACTACTTTGCTATAAAGATTTTTTAAATCTTTTTTATGATACTTGATTTGCTCCCGATGGATTAGTTTGGAGCATTCTATTACTTAATGTAAAAACATGGACATTATTAGGGGTGCCGTCGGTCAATTGACTACCTACCCGTAATGCGAACATACTATTTTGGAATGATACTGATGCCGAATTACGGAGTCTATCATAATTAATACCAATACCCGTATATGCTCTACCATCTGCGACATCATATCCGTATTTACCCGAGCGGTGTGATTTTGTGCCTTGTGTATTGGTAGATTGTAGTGTATTAGCAATCTTTGTAAAATCTTGGAAACATGACAAAAACTCACGATTTTTCAATGCTTCATAAACTCCGTTAGAAACAGCATCTCTTTCATTTAAAATATAATCCAATGGGAATTTTACAGAGTCTTTGTAAAAGATTAATTCTTGAACCTTTTGGTCGGCATCAGCATTATTCACGAGTCTATCCGTAGTAAAAGCATTTTCAGCGAAATTATTTAAATTGGCACTCTTAATGGTAGTAGAAAATACACTACGGACTTGATTTTGAGCGAAAACGAGGGACAATTGATCATTTGACGATGATATTACGGAACTGAAAGATGTGTATAGGGGGTAAGCGACTTGATATTGATTTGAACCGATTGGTGATGCGAGATTAACATAATTAAATGTGATATTAGGGTTGGTGATTTGGTAATAAAAGTCATCGGCGTCTGCTCCATGTAAAACTTGACTTAAACTATTCATAACCAATTCGATTCTTAAACCCCCTAATGCTTGTAGATTCCATAAACTCTGTGATGAGCAGAGTCCAGTCCGTAAGATAAGTGATACGGGTAATGCTTGACTTAAACTCTGTGCTTCTACGGCATCACGACCGAATGCTCCGTAGAGGTTTGATATATATTTTTTATAATTATTCAAAGACACTCCCGATGGCATGGTTGCTGACGCCATAAATCCGTAATTACGAGTTTCTTCTAATACATCATTAGTAGTCTGTTGTCTGATACGGATTAAATCCCATATACTATTAATACCGATACGACTATCTAAATTAACATCTTCACCAGCACTTAAATCACCAGCGGGGAAAGCATTACCAGCGGTCTTTCTTACTTCTAATTCAAAATTCAAACGGAGTGTGCGTGGGTCTATCATTCTATCCGCTTGTGGAGCAATCTCAAAATTTAAGACGCTATTATTTCTATAAGGGGAGTAAGACGATTGATTGTTTAGGGGGTGGACTTTTGCTTTTGAAATTCCTACGACATTTACTTTACTCATTGTTGTATTTTTTTATAATATAAAATAATTAGATAAAAAAAATTCACTAATACACTTTTGTTAAATCTTTTTCTAAAAGATTATTCTAAAACTTTTGCTCCGTTAGGATTAATTAAAATTGTCTTATCATAACATACGAAATTGTGATGTAAAAGATTCTTTGTATTAGTAGTAAATTGTAATTCCATTCTTAACTCCCCTTGTAAATCGGCGAGTGAGTATGTATTAGGGAATCGAGTTAATGCTCTACCTATCAGCATATCAGTATCTACATTTTGTAAGTCCCTAACTTTAAAACCGCATTCTTTAAGTGCTTGGACTACCTCTCTTACCGCTTGTGCCGACCACCATCCAGCAGAGGTTCTTACCCGTTGGTAATTAGTTAGGTCAATAGCACGGGAGGGTGTCTGTAATCCATCCAGTTTGTAAACATATTGCTTCGGTTCTACACTATCATTATTAGGTGTTCTTAAATTATCCATGTAATAGGTGCTTCCATCACTTACATTCTCCCAAAAACTTAATACTGCCTTAACTTTATCTAATTTACAATTAATTAGATTAGAAATAACGAGGGCGTTTGCCGGACTATTTACGGGGTAATCATACCACGATTGACAGACCATTCCCATACCTTCACCACTACCGATTGCGGATTCATATTTACTAATCATACCAGCGTCGGGTTTGACAATACCGCAGACCATTTCTACATTATTGAGGTTTATTACGGGTGCGGATCCAGGCGATACAATGTAAACCATACCCCTACTTGCTCCCGCTCCTTGTCCTCCATCGGCACTAACATCTATCGCGGCGTGTAAATCTAAAACTAAATTTGTCCCACTTACGGATACTTTCTTAATCATTGCCTCTATCTCTGCTCCTTGTAAATTACCCGATGTTGCCCCTAAATAGTTAAAATTAACTGACTGACCAGCATAAAAGGGAAACTCGTTAAGGGTAGATTGACTACCAGTAGCACCCGCCGTAGTATTGACAGCACCAGTGGTAATGGTAGTAAATGCTCCTACTGCTACCCCCGCTACCGCCGCGTTATTAAGGATAATCTGTGTTCTGTCAGCATCCGTAGCACCGCCAGCGAATTCACCGATGTTGTAAGACATCGCTTGCGAATATCCAGCGGATTTAGAGTAATTATCTCTATCTCCATAATATACGGAGGTAGTTTCACCTTGTGCGTTCTCTGCTGATTGTGCCCTAACTACCTTTAATCCATCATGCTCTAATTCGACTTGGACTTCTAACGGACATGCGAAACATGGGAATAATTGTGCTTTATCCCCTAATAGACCTGATAGGGATAGTTTCATAAAACATTCTATTTCTTGATTATCTTGTGTAGTGCTGTCTGCTGGGACATCTGCTCGTTTAGTTAATGTGTTATTCTGTCTAACATCAAAAGTGTCTGCTCCGTAATATAACTTCTTCATTTGTTCTATACTTTCATTTTGAGTATAAGACCCAATTTTTTTACATAAAAGATTATAATCTGTAATTTCTTCTAATACTGAACCATCTTTACGGGATACAATACGGACACTACGGACTAATGACTCACTCGCGCATTGACTATCCATAAACCATGGTGCCCAGTGCTCCGTATCAGTTTCACCAGTTCCCGATGAATCGGCAGTGCCTTTCGCTCCTATGGATAAATTAAATCTAAAAAAAGTTTCCTTAGGGTTAAGTAGCATAAGATTTTCGTTTAAGTGAAATCTTAATACATCGGCGTTGGTATAACTGCTATTTCTAATTTCGTTGACTATTACTGATGAGTTATTCATACTTGTTGTTATTTTTTATAATATAAAATAAATAGATAAAAAAAATTTGACATTTGTCATAATTCAAAAAAAATAATTTTTCGTGATTTAAAAAAAAGTATATAGATAATCTAAAATCACGAATTTTGTTTTTAGTTGTTATTCATATTAAACTGCGTATCTTCCAGCGATGTTGCTTAATCCTCCCGTAGTTGCTTGTTTCAGTTGATTCTGTGCGTCTGTGGTTTGCGATTGTTGATTATTACTTGCTTCTACTTCACCCGTAATACCCGCCGCCATAGTCCCCCCTAATACAATACCACCTAATATATTAAGTATAAGACCGATGGGTGCTCCTACCCCCGTAGCGTCTAATGCCGTTCCCGCCGCCTCTAACCCCGTAGCACCAGCGACTTCTGCCCCCGTAGCGAGTGCGGTTTCTGCTCCCGTAGCGACAGCACCCGTTGTAGCATCGACAGCACCACTTACAGCACTACTCGCACTATCAATAGCACTACCCAAAGCACTACCGACATTGGACGCTGTATTACCTATTGCCGATGTAGCATTGCTTACTATATCCCCTAATGTCGACCCTACGGCGTCTAAACCGCTCTGTGCTACATCTGCCGTAGCATCTGCTCCTAAATCTAATCCTTCTTCCCCTACTGCTTCAAATGTTTCACTATCGGGGACTTCTACTGATGCCCCAGTGGGGTCTAATACTCCCCCAGTTCCTTCCGCACCCATATCCCCTAATCCTTCTGTGGGTTCGGGTGCTAAATCTGCCTCACCTTCTTCTTCAAAATCTCCCGCCCTATCAGCACTTAAATTATCACCAGCAGTCGCTACATCATCTACTTCACTTGTCATGTATGGGGTTTCTGTTGTTGTCCCCGTCATTTCTATCTCCGTAGGTGCTTCTGCGCCACCTTCCTCTGCTCCCATCTCATCTTCCGCATCTTCATCTCCGCCATCTTTCTTACTATTCTTACCCGTAATCTTCGCTCTTAACTTTTGAAAATTACTTAATACCCCCTTACCGATCGCACCTACCCCTACTACTGATGCTCCCGTTTTTTGAATAGTCCCATAAAGAGTTTCTTCATCTTGCGCTTGGGTATTGATATTGTCTATCATTTCATTAAATTTAGTTGTCGCTTCTGCTTTATTAGCATTGCGTAAATCGTTAATAGCACTACCGCTACTATATGATGATACTATATCCATTATTCTTCGTCGTATTCTATATAATTACTATTAGAAAATTTATCCGTAATATCTTCTTCAAAATTTCTAAAATATCTTGGAGCATCCTTACCCTCTAATTTAACCATTAAAAAGGAGTAAGGTTGTTTTGTAGCATAATCAAATGTTTTTAAAAATTGCGGTTTCTTATATTTTAATGCCCCGTAATAGTCGTATAAGTCTTCCCTTTCCTTATTACTACGGGTCTTAAATAAAAATACACATGTCGCATTATTCCTATATATTGCCTTTGCGGATTTTAATTTTTGGACACATGTTGCGAGTGAAATATTATTATGTCTACTACGGGTAGATAATAAGTCAAATTCGTTATATACATGGGAGTTTTTTTGGACTGCGTCATCATAGTATATTAGTGAGTGCGGTCTTTCATCTTCACTGAAACTCTGTTGATACTTCATTACATCGGCAATAATACTATTAATCGCTTTCGGATTTGTATATACATTACCTTCATATCTCTCTCTTAGGGGTTTAAGTGTCTTATCTTGTAATACATTAGGGGATACTAAAAATACTTCATCTAAACACTCACAGATTCCCCAGTCTAATCGCATACATAAATTAACCATTAGATTAGATTTACCTACATTTCTACTCCCTACCATCAGTATTACTTGGGGGGTATTAAAATCGGGTAGATTAGGGTGTAAGGGTTTGATCTTCTTATGTTTCTCATCTTTCTTTACGGATAATACCTTTAAATCTACATTAGTAGTTTGATTATTTTCGCCTTCATCATCGCTCATTCTACTTTTACTTTATTATAATAATATTAGAAATTAAATGGGTTATTTAAATGCGTAAATGGATTACTCTCAATAGGGTTGTAATAATTAATTTTAGGTTTAGGGGGTTTCTTCTTTTTATTTGCTTCGTCTGCTTGTTTAAATACCCCGTATAATTGGGTTAATTCGTCTGGTGTTAGTTGTTGTATCCGTGATTTAGGGGGTGCTTTCGCAATTCCGCTTGCCGTCGGTTTCTTCTTTGTTTTCTTTTTCTTTTTAACATATACTATCTCTTCTTCACTACTTTCTGTCTCACTTACTTCTACATACTTAACTCTTTTCTTTTTTTCTACTCTCTTCGTTCCTCTCATATCCTTAAATGGGTCTTGTTTAGGTATTGCTTTCGGTTCAGTTTTCTTACGGGGTTTGCGTGTCTTTTGCGACATGAGTTTTAACTTTTCTTTTTGCGCTTTCATCTCTGCTTTCTGTTGTTTTAATTTTTCTCTTTCTTCTCTTACCCTTAATCTTGCTTGTTGTTTATTTAACTTTTCCCTTTGTTTCTGTATCTTTTCCATACTTTTCTTACTTGCCGTATCAAATATATCACTCATATCAGTTTTTAGGGGTATATTCTTGATTTTATCAGCATCTTTGTTCTCCGTTTCTTCACTATTTTTAATAAGTTCCTCCTTCATATCTTCACTACTCTTTATAGGTATTTCATCTGCGGGTTTTATACTCAAATCCATTATGTATATAGTATAATTATATAATATAAAAAATATTTTTTAAATAGACATTAAACAAATGATTTTTCGTGATTTAAAAAAAAGTATATAATCAATCTAAAATCACTAAATTTTAGAAAATGTTTAAATCCATAGTTTTAAGTTCATCATCGTCTATCTATATCTTTTACCTAATACTTTCTTCTTATATCTTACCCGTATTCTGTTATATTCTTTGCGTTCTTCATCCGTAAAATCTTTAATTTTTTTACCTAATTTTCTCTTATATACCTTATGTGGTTCATCCTTACTTGCTACTTTCTTCTTTAACTCCATAATCTCTTCTCCTTGTCGTTCATTAGTTCTATCACTTGTTCCTTGTTTCTTCATTTTAAATCTACTACGGGCGACGCCCATTGCTTTACGGGTTCTTTCTTTATCTGCTATATTTTTTAATCGTCTTGTAGGGGGTAATCGTAATAATTCTGCTTTTGTTTTATTATCTAATTGTCTTTCTGTATATCCATTTCTACGGAGTAATGCTTTTAATTCTTGGGTAGTTAGTTTTGCTCTTGCTGTTTTCTTTTCTCGTGGGACTTTACGGGCAGTCCCTTTGCGACTACTTATCTTTACCTTTTTATCATCATAATTCTTTTTTGCTCCCTTACTACCTTGACATACTACTTGACCTTTACCTTTAATAGTGAAACACTTTACCATTTTTTTTTATAATAAATAATATATAAATATGTTAGAAAATTTAATTACGGGTTATTTATTTTGGAATATGTTTAGTATAGGTCGCCATTGCTTCTCCTATGCTATGCCCCATACTTTCGGCGACTACCTTTTTCTTGTCATACTGCTTCTTAAATTCAGCATCTTTGGATGAGTGGAATGCTTTACGGAGTATATTAGTAGATATTTTTTTATTAGGGTATAATTTCTGATATGTAGTTATTAAATATTTTGTCAGTGAGTTTCTATTCATTCTACCCCCTTTCTTATTTACAAATAGGGGTTGATAAACCCAGTTCGCATACGATAATTCATACCATTTATGTAATACTTGATATAATGTTTTACATTTACCAGCGGATTCAAATACATCTTCACCTAATATTTCTTCACTCTTATTACCTAATTCTAACATAACTTTACCAGTGGAGAAAATCGTAAAATGTCTACTCCCTAATGACTTATTACTCTTATGTTGATTAATGATAAGGTGGATACAATGTTCATTGATATTGTTTGTAGGAGACCATTCATCTCTTATTAAATAATTAACGCTTCTCGGTAATTCGTATATATAATGTTCCTTCCTTCCGTCCTTCAACCTATTTACTTGTCCTACGGGGTTTGGGACGCCTCGTATGATCCCCTCCTTATCCCTAATCCCACATAGTAGAGTAGCATATTCGTTTCTTGCGGGGGGTAAAAATGAGTATAGGGCGGTTAATACCCATCTTTGTAATAAATCAAATTCAGCACCCGTAAGTTTAGTCCCTCTCTCTGCTTTATCCAGTCCCGCTTCTTTCGCCATGTTATTATACAGATTAAACCCCGCTTGGACTTGTTCGTATGAAATCATATTCTCTCTCTCTCTATCCGTAAGTCCATCTTTTAGTTTTGCCTTTTCTTCATCTATTTTTAGTCGTAAATCATATATAGCACCCCTATATTTAGAAATAGCATTCTCTCTTCTCTTACCAGTAGTAAGTTTTTCATAAATAGTTTTACCCTCATTATCCTCGTAAATAGGGTATTTATAACATGTCAATACATTCATAATAGCACTTAAATAGTTTTTACGGGTATTATTACTTACACCTTTCATCTTATATATCTCCTTTACAATAGTGGCGGGTCGCATGTAGTAATGCTTCATCTGTCTATCCTTTTTAAGTCTATGAAATTTACCGAATGATGCTATGTAATTATCAATAGACGCCTTTTTAAGGGTAGGTTTTGCCTCTGAAATATCGTTATATAGTGTCTTTTTTAATGCTTCCATTATATCTTTATTTATTTTAATTATTTTATTCTTTGTTTTATAATATATATATAATATAATCTTGTCTTTAAGTGGTTTTCTGCTTGGTTTTAATTATTTGTTTTAATATTTTAATAATCCAGTTAGTAGTTCTTGGTATTGTCATTTCTTTAAATTAGGTTTCTTTAAATTAGTAGTTTTCTTTTTAAATCT